AAAACATATAACAAAGGAGCGAATTAAAAATGGCAGGATTTACTTTAGATTTTAACAACGTGTATTCAGGTGGATTACGTGATGGACAGTACGAGGTTATCGTAACTGGAGTACAAGAAACACAAACAAAAACAGGAAAAGATTATATCGAGGTTGTATTAGCAGTACGTAACGATATTCAGCAACCATCTCAAAACTCACTCATCTTCCATAAAATGTGGAAAGCAAAAGACACTGGTAAATATAACTTTACAATGGTTAACACAATTTCTTCTGCTTTAGGATTAGAAGATAAGAAACACTATAAAGATTTACAAGATTTATTTAACGATATGACACGTAAACCAGCATTAGTAACGGTTAAGAGTGAAGAAAGTCCAGACGGTAAATACACAAATGTTGAAGTTAAGTCATGGAGAAAAACAAAATTCCCACAAGTAGCACACCAATTCAAGACTGACGGTAAAACAACACGCGTCACTATCGAAGAAGACGATTTACCATTCTAGGAGTCTGTTATGTATCAAAATTTACCAATTGAATTGATAGAAAAAGATAATTGGTGCGTATTCCGTAAAGAGTGGTCCCCATTGAAAAGTAAATATACAAAACGCCCTTATGACGCTAAGACTGGTCAATGGGCTAAGTCAAATGACCCTGAAACATGGAGCGATTTTGATACGGCTATGAGTGTCATTGAATTATATGACGGGCTAGGATTCTTCTTTGATGGGGAGTATTACGGTGTGGATTTAGATAATATCGAGTCTGAAATCATACGTTACCAACAAAATGATATTGAAAATAATGTACTAGCAGAATTTCTAGATATATTAACCAGTTATGCAGAAATCTCTCCATCGGGTAAAGGTGTCCACATTATCTGTAAAGGACAATTGCCACCAGGTGGAAGACGAAAAGGCGATATTGAAATGTATGACCAGGGACGATTCTTCACGATGACGGGTCAGCAGATAGGGAATTATAACCACATTTTTGATGATGATATGGGTAAGATTAACTATCTACACCATAAGTACATTGGGGAACAAGACGTACCTATTCATGAGTTATCTCAAATAGAAGAAGACGGGAATAACTTATCTGTAGAAGAAATTATCGAGGAAGCTAAGAACGGTAAAAATCAACAGCGTTTCACATTGTTATATGAAGGTGGTTGGGAGCAGGTTTACTCATCTCAATCAGAAGCAGATATGGCTTTTGCAAACGACTTAGCTTACTGGACAGCTAGAGATTACGACAAGATGGACACTATCTTTAGAAATTCTAGTCTGTTCCGTGACAAGTGGGACGAAAAACATGGGGATTCTACCTATGGTCACCAGACGCTAATGAAGGCGATTAGAGACTGTTTGAATACCTTTAAACCATTTAGATTAAACATATCAGAAGAAGCCCTTAAAGGTACGAAAAAACCGCGAAAACAGTTTAGTTATGACGATATGGGTAACACTGAACGATTCCTGTATACGTTCAAAGAAAATGTCCTCTACAGTTACGTAAATAAGTGCTGGTATTACTGGAATAATAAATACTGGACAGAAGATACCTTAGGGAAAATTCAGTCGATGGCAGATTACGTGGCGAATAATATCCACAAGGAACCTATTTACGTGTCGAACCCTAATGATGAAAAGATGATGGAAGAAGCACGCAAGGCACTCACAAAACATGTGAAGTATACCCGTCAATTCAAAGGGAAAACAAACATGATTCAAGATGTGCAGCACCACGTATCTATTGAACCACAATTATTCGATAAGGACGGCAACTTATTTAACACCCATAGTGGTTACATTGATTTAAACACTGGGATTCTGACTCCACATGAATTTGGAAAGAACAAATACTTTACACGTATTTCAAATACTGAATACCAACCGTCCGCATTGTGTCCACGATGGGAACAGTTCCTAGATGAGATTTTCCAAAGTGATAAACGATTGATTGATTATTTACAACGTGCAGTAGGGTATTCATTATCCAATAGCACGACTGAACAGGTTATGTTTATCCTGCTAGGAAACGGTAAGAACGGTAAGTCAGTGCTATTAAACGTGTTACATGAAGTGTTCGGTACGTATGCGATGAATATTCAACCACAAACCATAGCAGTGAAAAACGGTGGACAAACAGCCAATCAAGATATTGCACGATTAAAAGGTGCACGATTCGTAACCACTACTGAACCTAATCAAGGTATGAAGTTCGATGAGGGTACAATCAAACAAATCACTGGTGGAGATACGGTTACAGCACGTTTCCTTTATGGGAAAGAGTTCGAGTTTAAACCAGAATTTAAGTTGTGGATGGCGACTAACTACAAGCCAATTATTGCAGGAACAGACGATGGAATATGGCGACGTATGGTACTTATTCCATTTAATTACACAATACCAGATGACAAGGTGGATAAGAAATTGGGAATGAAATTAAAAGAAGAACTACCAGGAATTTTGAACTGGTGCTTAGAAGGGTTTATCAAATGGCGTCAACATGGGCTAGATGATGAACCAGAAATTGTAAAAGAACAACGTCATGAATACCGTTCTGAAATGGATATGGTACAAAGATTTATCGAAGAACGTTGTTCAGTTGGAGCAAATAGAAGTGTGACCGCTCAAGAAGTATGGCTTGAATTTCGACAATGGGTGTCAGAAAACAATGAGTACGATGGGTATACTCAAACGAAGTTTGGACGTGAGTTTGGGAAGAAATTCACAAAAGTCAAAAAATCGAATGCAAACTATTATTTAGGCGTTGGATTGATAAAAAACGAAAATTTTTATAATGCTTTTTCGGGAATCTCTGAAATTGGATAAAAAGCGTGCATAGTTGATGGATAGTTAGTGCATAGTTGAGGTAAAAACTATCCATTCTCAACTATCGTTGTCATATCAATGTTTTTAAGGTGTGTTTTTTACCTATATGGATAGTATGTATAGTTTTTTAATAAAAATAGTTAAAACAAAAATAATATATATATATATATAGGGAGTTTTCAAAAACGCCTCAAAACTGTGAATACTATGCATTCAGTGAAACAGTTCACAAACTTTTAAAGGAGTTTTTATGAATCGAGAAACAGTTTTGATGAATCAGATTCGTGTGGAATTATCTAAAACGTGCGTGATTTTTCGTGCAAACGTGGGAAGTGTACGTATGATGGACGGCAGATTCTTTTCAACGGGTTTGCCAAAGGGTTTTCCAGACTTGTTCGGATTCAGAAAGAAAGATAAACGTATTGTATTTGTGGAAGTGAAGACAGATACAGGAAAAGTAAGAAAAGAACAGAAAGAGTTTATTAAATATATGAAGTCCATCGGGTGCATTGCTGGTGTAGTGCGTTCCGTGGAAGAAGCAGTGAGGTTAGTAAGCGATGATTAGAACAATTGCAGAACAACAAGGACTGGAACGTTTCTATACTTACAACAAAATTGAAATTGTCGAGATTGATGGTAAGCGTTACGTGAGAAAGAAACGTAGTAAGAAAGTATTTTATAGAGGAGTGTGGCAGCATGTTACAGGTGCACGAAAGATTCAGTCCGCGGGTAGTGTGGATTCGAGCGTCAGAAATCTTGAAAGTATACCAGGTGGAAGATGAGGATTATACCGTGATTGAGTTTAAGAACGGGGAATATATGTATGTGGCAGAAAGCGTAGATATATTAGTTGGAGTTATTGATATGAAAGATAAGCAACCAATGAATTTTCGATTGTTTGACAGTCGCTATTAAGTGAGGTGTAGTGGAATGAAATTGATTAAGTTGAATGTGTTTGAAAGTTTGGTTACAAACGAAAAGGCAGAAGAAATCTATCTAAACGCAGATAAAATTATTAGTGTTAGACAAACAAGTGAGTATTCTGAAATTGATGTTGCATATCAAAATTCGTGGCGTCGATGGAAAGTACAAGAAACCATTGAGGAGATTCAAGAACAATTAGAAGGTAAACCAGCAGAAGTATATATTGATAAACACAAAGTCGGGAAACGTATCCAAGCGATTCGATTCGCAAAAGGAATGGACCAGAAACAATTTTCAGATATTATTCATGCAACTGTGTCGGCGTTAAGTAATTGGGAAAACGGTAATAATTTACCCAACAAAGAACGTTTAAAAAACATTGCAGATTCAGCAGGAATAACAGTACAGAAATTGCTAGAGGGGTAGAACAATGATTAATTTCAAAGACAAAGCATTAAAACGTGCAGTAGGAACGAAAATTCAAATGATACGGTTGAGTAAAGGTATGACCCTGGAAGAATTTGGAAAGTTGTTTGGTGCAGCTAAAAGTATTGTTTACCGTTGGGAAAAAGGACAGTCCTTACCACGTCCTAACAGACTAAAAGAAATTGCAGATTTTGCAGGAATCACTGTGCTGTATTTATTAGAGGGGTAGAAACATGTCTTATAACGTATTAAAAGGAATAGCAGAATATATTCAAGAATTGGCTGGAGAAGATAAGACAGTTGTGTCGTTTTCTATGTCAGAATTTATGGAGTACGCTGGTGTGGATTCTAAATTTGAAGATGAATTTATTTTAACTGCTTTGAGAAGTTTGCAGTGGTTAGAAGATATGGTTGTTTTGGACGACAACGATGAAACGTATGAATTGATAGAATATGTAGACTGTTACGAAGATGATAACGTTACTGTAGAGTTGAACAGAAAAACTATTGCGTCTAGAAAAGGCGATAAAGATTGGTTAGTTGACTATGTTGATGATTTTGTGATTACGGTTAACAGAATGATTGGTGGTGCTAAACATGAACGATAAAACATTCGTAAGATTCTTAGAAGAGATTGCAGGCAAAGATAAGTTGGAAGTTAGTTTTCCATTAACAGAATACATGAAATGGGCAGGTATTCCGTTTGACAATTTGGAGTCAGTGTTTTCAGACGTGAATCGAGTGTTGCAAGTATTAATGTGTCATATGAAGCGATTTGATGCACAGTTAGTCTATTGGAACAAGACAACGTGGACTAGAATTGTTCCATCATATACAACGATAGGAACGTTTATTGAAGTGGAATTTTCAGAATGGACAAAAGATGTGCGCGAAGAAGATTGGTTATTATATGCGTTAGGAAAGCCGAGGAAATAACATGAACATAGCAGAATATATTGAACAGAATATGGTCGAGACAAGTTGTCGAGTGATGGTATCGTATCCGAAGGTTGCTAAAAAAATTGGTTTGAAAGATATTGATACGGTAAAAGAATGGATTGAATCGGATTTACAAGAATTATTTAAGTGTCGCTTTATAAAACACAATGCAAATAGCTCTTTACAATCGTGTTTAATCGAAGAATTATATTTTACAAAAAACCATGTTCAGATAGATTTTTCTTACTGGACTATTGGATTGAGAAACGAAAGTGACACATGGTTATCAGATATTCTAAAACAAACACGTATGAACAATTATATCGTAAAAGGAGATTAGTATGGTTACATTTAAACAAATAGCAAACGGGCTTACTGAATTGTATGAACGTAAGAATGCAGATTATGGAAATAGTTTTAGTGATACGTTTCAACGTTACGGATTGTTATCATCTGTGATTCGATTGCGTGATAAAGTGAATCGCTTAGACTCACTATTAGAAAAAGAAGCACAAGTGAAAGATGAGTCTATTCAAGATACAGTCATGGATATTGCCGTGTACGCAATGTTAACTCTAATGGAGTTGATGAATCGTGAAACTAAGTAAAAAGCAAGCAAAGAAATATATCACACCACAAACACAACGTAACTATGATTATGAAATGGCAGTGACTGGAATTGTCCTTAGAACTGTGGTAGGTGCGTTCTTAAAAGTGTTCCGTGATGAGTACGGATACTGGAAGAAACGGTTTGATAGTTTGAAAGAAAAAGTTGATTTTCAACTGGAGTGTATGGCGAAAGATTATATACGCTATCAAGATTTGTTAGATATGGTGGAAGAAGAGACAGGATTTAATTGGTTTACAGAAGAGGTGTAGAAAAATGGATTTTTTAGATGAATATGATTTAGTCGCGTTGATTTATTGTTCGTGTCAATATTCTAATCGATATAACAATCAAACATTAATGTTGAGTGATAAAGAAACATTAGATGTTGACAGAAAGAAAGTAGATGGGCTAGTTCAAAAGATTTTTGACAATATTGATGTTGAAGATATTGATGAGAACGATATAGAAAATGTAAAAATTATTCAGTGGATTGAACGAGTAAAAAAAGCAGTTACGTCTGATTTAGAAGAGGTGTAGAGAATGAGTTTTGGAAAAGCAATTAAAGCAGCTAGAAAAGCAAAAGGAATGAGTCAATTAGAGTTGGCACTAGAGTTAGGCACGTCACAAATGAGTGTGTGTAATTGGGAAACAGAAAAAGCTCGTCCTAATGTCACATATACTAAAATTATAAAAGATGTGTTAGGCGTAGATGTAATGGGGGATTCGTTATTCAATACGTTAAAGCCCCTAGTAGAACAATGGTTTGTTGACCGTGGGTTAGATAAACGTGATGGCAGTGGTCAGTTAGAAAAGTTACAAGAAGAAGTTGATGAGTTAAAACAAGCGTATATCGAAGTCAATCGTGATGAAGAAATTGACGCAGTAGGAGATATTCTAGTTGTGCTAATCGGGTATTGCTTACAACGTGGGCTGGATATTGAAGAGTGTTTATCTGTGGCGTATAACGTGATTAAGAATCGTACTGGTCAAGTCGTGAATGGAGTGTTCGTGAAAGATGAGTAGCAGAGATTATTGTCCGTATTGTGAAACAGAATTTTATGTGAATGATATTTACGATATATCGGATGGACTTATAGAAGAAGGATTTGCAACGTGTCCAGAATGTCATAAAGCATTTGTACACAATTCAGAATTAGAGATTGATTTTAATATTCAATCTGTGGAAGGTTGTTTAGAGTTTATTCAGAAATGTGTGGATATGTTAGGTATGAAACGTTACAAACCTAAGCAAGCGTTTTTAGAAAAGTTAGTCGCTTATAACAAGATGATAGATGATGGCGTACTGACAGAAGAAGAGATTGAAGCGTATAGCGATGAATGGAGTGATGGGTATGAGTAGAATTGAAGAACTAGAAAAACAAATAACAGAATTAGACGAACGAAAAGTAGCTTTGCAGGAAGAGTTGGAGTTTGAGAAACAGAAAACGGAGATTGAATACCCGTTTGAATACAACAAAAGTTATTGGCTTTTAGATAGTAAAGGAGATGTTATGCATAGTTGTTGGTATCAAGATAGTATCGATACAGCAAGATGTGAGACGGGTAATGCTTTTTTTACTGTAGAAGCAGCACAAAAAGAAAAAGAAAAACGTATCTTACTAACACGATTCAGACAGTATAGAGATAAGTGTAATGGCGATTGGAAACCAGCTTTAAAAATTGTCGGGCTACCAAAGTATTGTATTGCTATAAATAATAAAACAGATGTTATGTTTGCCATGGACGTTACTTTTTATAACGAGTTTAACCCGTTCGGCTATTTCGAAAAGAAAGAGGATTGCGAACGTGCAATTCGATTGTTCGGTGACGAGATTAAAAGACTATTTGTGGAGGAATAAGAATGAGTACAATTGCAGAATTAGAAGACAAAGTAAAAGTATTGCTGGACGAGATAGAAACGTTAAAACAAAAAGAAAAAGCAGAAGAGTTTGAATATCCGTTTGAATATGACAAAAAATATTTGGTAATTTACCATAATGGTGATATTGGTGTCTATAATTGGACTAATCATAAAATGGACAAGGAAGCCTATTCTCAAGGGAACGCTTTTAAAACGAAAGAAGAAGCAACACGTGAACGTGATAAACGCGCATTGTTAACACGCTTTAGACAATTCCGTGATAAATGTAACGGGGATTGGGAACCAGATTTTGATAAGGATTCGTTTAAATTTTATCTTAGTTTGAATCATATAACAGATGTGTGGAAAATACATTTTTCTTGTAATCTTGAAGACTTTAATTTATTCGGATATTTCAGAAAAGAATCAGACGCTAAACGTGCGATTGAATTATTTGGTGATGAGATAAAACGATTGTGGGTGGAAGAATGATTAAACAAGCATTGGAAAATTTAAGATTATTGGAAAGAAAACATAATTTCAAAAATCAAGGACAAGTAGCACCACAAGTAAATTGTGATTTGATAGAGAAATCCATTGATAAAAAATATCAAGATTTAGTAAATGTTATTTTAAAAGAATTACATCATAAAAAGAAGTGTTTACAACAAGGAATGTTTAGCACAAAGACAGATATAGATGAAATTAGTGGTGCGATAAAGCAACTGGAAACATTAGTTTGGTATATCGAAAGTAATCAATATGAGGTGTAAAAATGAATAAGAAAATCCTATTATTGCTATCCTTTCTAACAATATTGCTTGCGTCCTGTACAGAAGCAGGTAAAGTGTCCCATAACATTTCAAAAGAAGCAGACAATTTCAACGTTGTTAGACGGGTTGCAGTCATTAATACCAGAACAGATAAAGTGGAATTTGAAGTAATTGGTAGAATTTCAATTTACGATAATACAAGTAGTAAAGAATCCACGAGTACGTTAACGGTAGTGGTAGAAACGGATAAAGATAAATACAAGAAACATATTGTTAAATTAACGAATTGGAACATGTATGTTGTGGAAGATTTAGAAGGAGCGGCAGTTGACCAGTATAAGTATGAAATCAATTATATGCCTGAAAGCATATTGCCGTTTAAAATTACAGAAAGTAAGTAGGTGTATTTATGATTAGTATAAACGATGTAGAGTGTAAAGCTTTAGTGGATACGAATAAGGGTTCTTACGTATTAACGAGATTGATTAAAGCAAAATGGAATAGCATGACACAAGAAGAAAGAAGTCACTATTGGACTGCTAACGAATATATCATTCATTTAAACGCCAGTGCATTATTATGCGAATTGTACGATAAAATCGAAGATAATTATTATGACGATGAATTGTATGAACGTTTATGGGCAGATACACCAGCCCGTTTTGTTCAGATGTTGCAATTAATATTAGATGAGATTAGCGATTTCCCTTCAGCTAATGTGTTAAAACGAGATGAACAGATTGACCCAAGAATAGATTTAGAAGAGGTGAAATCGTGATTAGTATTAACGACGTGAAAGAGGATTATGTATTCAACCATTGCAATGATGAATTTGTAAGAACATACAATGTTCAGAAAAAGTGGAATGATATGTCCTTTGCAGAAAGAAATTGTTATGACACAGCAATTCCTCATAAAATGAATTTGCCGACAAATGCTTTGTTAAGTGAGATTTTCGAGTTTATCGAAAAATGGTATTGTATGGACGAATTAAAATGGAGTTTGTGGGAAGAAGCTAGTGAGGATTTTATTCATAGATTTAATACATTGATGAATGAAATAAGTGAATTTCCATCGGCTAAAAGTTATGAACCAGATGAAACAATTGACCCAAACTCATTTTATACAGGAGGTATTTCATGATTAAAGTATACAGTCAACCAGATTGCATGCCATGCAAGATGACAAAGAAATTCTTATCGGACCATGATATTCCGTTTGAAGATATTAATGTGGAAGAAGATGAAGCAGCATTAGAATTAATTAAACAACACGGGTTCTTCTCTTTACCTGTAGTAACTACAAATGATAGTTTTGATGGTGCATGGTGTAAATTTAGAATTGATAAACTAGAGGAGTTGGTATAAATGATGGAATATGTATTAAAATGCGGTAGTATGTACGTGACTACAGATAATCAGTTTACAACAAATGTAGAGGAAGCATTGGTTTTCATTGATATGGAAACCGCAAGTGAACACCCATTAGTCCTTATGGGTCAAGCGGTAGTGGTGGTACGTGAACATGCAGTTGAGTAGATATGATTTGAGTTATTATGAACGTCTATTCATGGATTATCATAGATACCCTACCTTGATTGCTAATAGAAGGGCAGTATTATCTGTACGTGAAGTCGATGAGAATGTAGGTGGGGGTAAGTCCAATATCATGGGTAAGCCTGTGGAGAATTTAGCAGTGCGTTGCCTAACAGATAAACGATTGATTTTCCTAGAGAACGTGCAAGAATCTATCCACGATACCCTAGATGGATTAGATGACAATACTAGAAAGATTATTGAGTTACGGTATTTCAATAACGATGAATACAACTGGAAACAAGTGGCTAAACTGTTTAGTTACTCACCAGCACAAATCTATCGTATCAGATACCGTGTACTAGAAACGTTTGCGAATCGTGCTGGATTTTGCAACACGATTTAAAAGATGAGAAACTTACCTATAGAATTCTCATCGAAAATGTGATATTATAGTAGCATAGAAAACTGTGCGAAAGGCGCTTATCGTTTGATAGGCGTCTTTTTTTGCGTACACAAAAGGAGATAAGTTATGAATTATAAAGTTGAGGTTAAATGCCAAGCAGTCCAGTTTGACGGTAATTTAGTGACTATGCCTAATTGGTTTTTAGATAAGTTTGCGGTAGGGAAACAGAATGATACGTGGGTATTATTCGATGAGGATTATTCTGAAGTTGAAATCCATTTAGGAGATTATGTAGTGTTATATCCAGATGATGGACTAGAAATAGTACCAGCAGATGTATTCGCTACACGTTTTACTGCCTATGCCTAAGCGTCCGTGTGCACACCCTGGTTGCAATGAACTGATTGATATTTCAAAACGGTACTGTGAGAAACATACGCCTAAAGAGAATCGCCCTAGTGCCTATCAACGAGGGTATGATGGGAGATGGCGTCGTGCTAGTAAGAGATTCCTAGCTGCTAACCCATTTTGTGTGGAATGCAGAAAGAGAAACTTGTTTGTACTAGCGACAGATGTTGACCATATCATTCCACATAAAGGGAGTAAGATTCTGTTTTGGAGTGAGGAGAATTGGCAACCACTTTGTCATGCGTGCCATAGCCGTAAAACTCAATCAGAAGACAATGGTGGGTGGTATTAAGGTGTTTATACCTTTTTACATTTAAAATTGAAATTTGACCTGTTTTTTCGCAAATTAGAGTCATTCCCCTGGTATTGAATTGGAAAATTTGATACCCCATTTCAGATTTTGGTTTTTGATACCCTGTTTTCGAATTTTCGTTTTTGAGATTCGTTTTTCTATTTTCGTTTTGTGGAAGTATTGGTATACCTATCTTGACGTGTTCGATTCACGTTTCCATAGTTAGAGTAGGAAGCCTAGCAATCAAAAACATACAATTATACCTTTCAAAATTTTTTCATTTTGCATTTAAAAATTCTATCCTTAATTTATTTTATTGTGCTTTCCCCATATATCATGGTTAATTTTTTTGCTTATACATTTTTTGGTTGATGTGTAGGTCTCCTTTTAAAAGTAATGAAACCCTAATTTCTATATAGATATTCAATTCGCTAGGCTTGCTGCTTTATTTAATTAATGAAGTGTGGATTCTAAAAGGAATGGGAAAAGATGATTAGTTTTGATAGAACAGGGGATTGTATGTTGTATATCGATTGATTGATTCATTGATTCAGTCATTCTTTAATTCATTGATTCATTAATTCATTGTTTTGTTTAACAATCTATTTATGAAAAATAAAAAAAGATATGTCTTTTAAAAAAACATATCTCGATTCTTAATTTTTAATTATTAATAATAATATATATATATATATTAATATACGGATTCGATTTTCGTATATCCATTTTCGCTGCGACGATTCCTATATAGCCCGCCCAGGTTTCTGATAATTTTTCATAAGGCGAGCAAAAATGCAAAAAGTCGGATTATGGGCAATTTAATGAAAATTTAATGAAAATCTAATGTAAATTAATGAAAACAAACAAATGTTCGGAACGTATGTTCGCTATCATCAGAACGTTAAAACACCTCAAAAATAGCATAAAATCAACGTTTTGTCAAAGTACCTTATTGCTATCTAGTGTTCAGAACAGGTGTTATACACTCAAAATTGGGCGTATACGTGCATTAAATTTTCTTTATATTCAAACACACTAAACGAATTAAAATCGCTTAGAACGCAATTTTAAGCATGTATTAGAACGCTTAAAAACAGGGCTATTTTTGCCTTTTAAACTACCATATCAAAATACACTAAATTTATTATAGTGGCTTAAAACGCAAAAATACGCAAATTAGAACGGGTATTATATTTGAGACCCTAGGAATTATTTCAGGAAACGACAAAAAGGGCTTATAAAAGCCCTAATTTTTTAAGCTACATAATCAAGATAGTCTAGATATTCATCAATAATATTTAAATAGTTATCATGATATAGCTTAACTGCTATTTTAATTTCTTCTGGAACATTGCCGTTCTGACAATCGTTAACAAATTGTGTTAAATCGTGTTCGTGTGGATAATTTTTCTCTAAATAATCCATTAAATCAATATATAAATCACTCATAATTGTTAACCTCGTTTCATATTATTCAAAAATTTTATCGTTACTAATATATGCCATTTCTGGTTCATCAAATTTCAATTCATATCTAACATTATACAAAATACCGTTCACACTTTCGTGGGCGTACAATTGTGATAATACAATAGCCTTTTGTTCGATTGGCGTATATTTATTTAATTTTTCTTTCATTTCGTTAGGGAATTGTGAAATTTCATGTTCAACGTCAAAAGCAAAATAATTAATTTTATAATCTTTTTTGAATTGTTCGCACATTGTTCGATAATCGTTTTCTGTTAGTGTTTCTACCCAATCGTCATAATCTAAGTTAGTATCACTATTATCAAACAAATCATCAATTGGGCGAACTGATTTTTGATATTCTTTTTCAGTGAAGCAGAAAGTAGAAATAATTGAGTATAATTCCTCATAATTTTTACAAACTACATAACTATCTACAGTAGTAGTGTCGTTCCATAATTCTTTATTAGATTTTAAGTATTTGAATTCTAGATATAATTTTTCCATGTGATTTTCCTCATTTCTGTATTTTTTATAAATGAAAGGGGACAAGCCCCAATCATTTTAGTTATTCAATTCGATTGTAATACTATTTTCGTTTACTGTCCATGTAATATTCTCATCGTATTCAAGCCCGTTATAGGCTTTTAAAATCTGATAAGCAGCGTAATAGTCTACAGTGTCATCTGACAAATCTTGTGGAAGAGTGAACGACTGTTCTTCTAGTTGTTGAATTTTATTCTCTAATTGAGTGATATATTCATCTTTGCTTAAATCTGTTGCCTTTGTGTTTTGTGTTCCTAATAATGCTAAAGTTGCTAATGTAATTAATGCTAATTTTTTCATGATTTTTGTCCTCGTTTCTAGTTTTTAAAATTTTTCTTCAAGCCATTGTTCAATAATATCGCCGGCGTAATCATCATAATCAATAGATGGTACTGATTTTAGGTTTCCATAACCGTCAAACTTGATATAATCATCAAACCAATTCACTTTACCAAATTGTGTAGCTCGTGCTGCTTCATACGGATTAGTAAAATAAGTGTTAAAGAAGTCTTCAGGGTCACTAAAGTCTATTAATTCATATATATAAGGTACTTCATCAGGATTTTCTAAATCGTTATAGTAATTTTCGAAAACTTCTTCAAAATCTACATAATATTCTACAAAAAATAGTAAAGTTTCTAATGTACATTTATTGTTTACGTACTCACTAAACGCTTGTGGTACAAATTCGTACGATTCTAAAATTTCAACATTTGTTGTTTCTGCATCATAGTATCTTGTGATATTATCATAATCATTTGTATCGATTGTATGAGTTGTTTTGTTGTTATTGATTTTAATTTCAAAAATTTGCATTCTTTTTCCTTCTTTCTAAATTTATATTTGAAAGAAAGTAACCAATCTGCTAGAATAGAGTACAGAAGGCACTTTGCTTTCTATTTCTTTTACTAACTATCTGTTTACTTTGGCGAGTAGGATAGTTAGTTTTTTTATTGTTGATTTTCGTTAATTCGTTCTAAAATCAAGTTAGTAATTGTGGTTTTATGTTCTTTTACATATTCCTTAATTTTAGTTCTTTCTTCTTCTGTTACCATGAATGAGATTTGTTTATCTCTTAATCTGCCAGTAGCAGGGCGACCACGTGGACGTTTATTTTCCATTTGCGTTTCATTCCTTTCTTTTATATTGTGGTAAGTTGTTTAACTACCTTACATTTAATATTATACGCCAGTGCATTTAATAAGTCAAGAAGTTTTTTAAATTATTTTTTTATTTTTTCATCTTCTTCAACTTTACTTATAATATAATCTGCTACAGTCATTTTCTTTTCCCACGCAACAGATTTTAATCTTTCGGCTTCTTCTTCTGAAAATGCAATAGTCATTTTTTTAGGTCTTTTTAAACCTGTAGCCGGTCTTCCACCTTTGTTCTTTTCCATTGTATACACCTCGTTTTTATGTTATAATTCTTTCAAAAGACAGGGCAAGCAAGATTATTACTTGCCCTGAGTGGTCTAGCCGATTAACTTAGCGATTAGATTGATAATGGCGATTATCAAATTAATCATATGAGCTAAGAAATTGGCTTTTTCTTTTGGCTCTAATTCTTTGAACCAATTGAAAAAGTTTTTCATCTGCTACACCTCCTTTCTTTTGAAAGGTAGGTTATAAATTAGCTATTGGCTAACTTATGTATTAAGTATACAACACGGTTTTAATATTGTCAATAACTTTCATAAACTTTTTTTAAAAAATTTTTCTTTTTTATCATCAACCAATCAAACAAGTATATATATATCTTATCAATCATCAAACACAATCAAACTTATTAAAACTTTTTTACTTCTATATAATAAGGAAAAAACTAGGGGCAACTAAAGAACAATACATACATATCAAACAAACAATATACATAATCAAAATAGAATAGAGTAGAACAAGATAGAGATACATTATTAAATGTATCTTTTTTTGTTTCTCATTTTTCTTTCTTATTTTCTTTTTCTTTCTATTAAATAGAAGAAACAAGAACAATCAATCATCAAATCAATCAAAATATAATGAAACATTTTCATTAAACTTTCTAATAAAACGAACAAATCTAACATATTTCAATGAAAAATTAAAGAAATTCTAATAATTCTAAGAGAAAAGGGGCTATTTTCATGAAAATCAAGCAAAATTCAAGCAAATCAAACGCAAATTAATACTATTATACCGCCATTTTCAACTCAAAATGAGCAAAATCCGAACATTATGTTGTTAGTTTGTGTACCCCGTCCGGAAATCACGGGAAAAAATCCGGGTAGAAGACCGCGCCCCCCCTCGCTTCGCACAAATTCCCTTTAATAAATTCTGCCGGGAGGGCTATTTTACGAACAATACCTTGAAAGGAGGTGGAAAACATGGCAAATCTAGCACGTCCAATTAGTTTGTCGATTATTGACGGCAAAAAACCTAAACGTAGTAACAAAGAGATTGAACAACGTATGAAAAATGAAGAAGCTTTACGAGTGGCAAAGGATAAATTGTTACCACCGTCATGGCTAGGAAAAATTGCTAAGAAAGAATTTCAATATATTGTGGAAGAAACACAGTCTATCGAGTTGTTAACTAACTTAGATGTCCACACATTAGCAGTTTACACAAACGTTTATGAACAATATATCTTATGTACTAAACGTATTAATGAAGATGGAATCATGGTAGAAGCTAATAAAGCAAGTGAAACCGTGGTTGCAGCACACCCGTTATTTGTTAAGCAAGCTAGTTTGTTTGACCAGTTGCGAAAAATGCAAACTGACTTAGGTTTATCCCCTTCATCAAGGGCAAAACTAGCCTTACATGCTGCTTTGACCCCAGATAAGAAAAAGGAAGAAGTGGAGTTTGATAACGTATGAGTAGTTTGAAAGAAATGTTAGTAGGTTATGCACTACAAGTTATCAATTCAAAACACGGTCATTGTGTGAAAGATAAGTGGGCTTGTCAACGTTTCCTAAGAGATGTGGAACGAGAAGACACAGACGACTTTCCTTACATATTTGATGACAGTAAGGCGTTACGTTTCCTAAAGTGGATGACTAATTTCAAACACTCTAAAGGGCCGCTTGCTGGACAAAACATTGACCCAGCACCTATACAGATTTTCATCTTTGGTAATCTTTATGGTTGGGTACACCGTGATACAGGATATAGACGATTTAGAACGTCTTATTGGCAAGTAGCACGTAAGAATGCGAAAACACAGTCTAATGCTTGCGTAGCTAGTTATGAAGCTAGTGCTTTTGGGGAGCCTTATGCAGAAGTCTACATTGGTGCTACTAAAACGGAACAAGCTAAGATTTTGTGGAATGAAACCATGATTCAGCTTAATAACAGTGCTTTTAAGAATAAATTCAAGAAAGCATACGGGAAAATCACTCACGAAAAGTCGGGTGGATTCATTCAAGCCTTATCTCAAGAAGCTGGTAAGACAGGGGACGGTTTAAACCCACAAGCAGGATTAATAGATGAGTATCATGCACATAAAACTTCTGAAATCTATGAAGTCCTTAAGTCAGGTCAGGTAGCACGTCCACAGCCTCTAATTAGTATCATTACAACGGCAGGATTCGACTTATCTAACCCTTGTTATACAGAAGAATATGCGTATGTGACTAAGTTATTGGACCCAGATAGTGATGTGGAAAATGACTCTTACTTTGCTATGGTCAATGAATTAGATGAAGGCGATGATATTAAAGATGAACGGAACTGGATTAAAGCAAACCCAATCGTAGCTACTAGCGAAGTGGGTATGAAATTCTTACGTGATGAGTTGAAAATAGCCCTAGATGTACCAGAAAAAATGAGAAATTTCATGACAAAGAACATGAATATATGGGTAGATATGCCCGAGGCTGGATACATGGATATGAATAAGTGGGATAAATGTGAGCTTGAACATGATGATTTTGACGAGTTTGCAAAGACTGCTAATGCTTATTTAGGTTTTGACTTATCCATGACTACTGACTTAACGTCCATTGGACTAGTTTTAACCAACGGGAATGAATATCGCGTAAAACAAGTATCATTCATGCCTAAAGACAAGTTTTATGAACGTATGGCAAAAGATAAAGTACGTTTTGATATTTATCGTGACCGTGGCGAATTGATTCTGACAGACGGTGCAATTGTGGATTATACCTTTGTTAAGGCAAAAATTCTTGAATGGGCTAAGAAATACAACGTCAAAGAAGTATGTTACGACAAATGGAACGCTATTCAGATGGTGTGGGACTTAGAACAAGAAGGATTGACAATGATTGAAATCGAACAAGGTATCAGAATGTTAACTGACCCTACTAAGAAGTTTAGGGAAGCCGTTTATGAAGGCAAAATGAAGCATTCAGAAGATAAATTGTTACGTTGGGCGATGAGTAATGCCCGTGTTGTAGCAGACGCGTCTGAAAATATCAAAATTACGAAAAATAAAAGTGTTGACCGTATTGACCCAGTTGCAGCGTCTATTAATGCGTTTGCTAGGGCAATGAAAGACAACATGCAGATTAACCTTGAAGAACTGATTTTAAGTGACGATTGGGGGTTATAACAGTGAAATTACATGATTTTATTGCACTCTTAGGTGTAATCATCATCATAAGCACTACTTTATATATTGACCTATTAATAGGGCTTTATGTAAGTGGTGCTTTTTTAATACTCATAGGATTCATTCTATCGAGAACATACACACCTAAGAAAGGAGGTGGATAACAATGTTAGAGAATTTTATTCCTAGAGAAGTGCTTAGCAAGCCTAATGAAGACTTAGAACGCAATTGGGCGACAGCTTTTAGACACTTGATTGGAGAAGACTACTCAAGGGGAGCTATTAAGCCCACAACTAGCAATGCGACACGTTTTGCCACGGTTTATGCCTGTATCAACGTATTAAGTGACGATATAGCTAAACTACCGTGGAAGTCCTATAAACAGACGAAAACGGCTATTGAAAAGGATAACGACAGTGATGTGGCTAGAGTGTTAAATATGCGTCCTAACCGCTTTATGAACCCATTTGTGTACAAAAAATTGATTGTCACCGACGTGTGTACATACGGTAATCACTATTCTTATATCTTATTCGATAAGAATGGGGAGATTGACGAATTAATTCCACTTGACCCATCTAATGTGCAGATTATTGTGGACAGAAATACACGTAAATATGCCTACCGTGCTAACTACAGACAGCAACAAGTAGACTTTTTACCTCATGAAATCTACCACGTAAAAGCATTATCTAAAGATGGAATCGTGGGATTGTCCCCATTACAGTCAGTCAGACAACAAATGGCAACCATGGATATTGCGACTAATTACAACAAGAACATGGTTGAAGCAGGCGGAGCACCACAAGGGATTTTAGAAGTAGAGTCTGTTCTTAATTCAGAAGCTAAGAAGAAAATTCGTGATGAATGGGGACGTACTAATAGTAATGAAAAGATTGCCGTTGTGGATTTAGGACTGAAATACAAACAAATCGGTATCAGCCAACAGGATATGCAATTCCTGGAAATGATGAAGTTTTCACAGCAACAAATTGCGGCAATCTTCAAAGTACCTTTGCATAAAATCAATGATTTAACGAATGCGACTTACACGAATATTGAACACCAGTCTTTAGATTATGTAAAAAACACGCTACAGCCGTGGGTTACACAATTGGAAGAAGAAGCTAATTTCAAGTTGTATACAGAAAAACAACGTAAAAAAGGCTACTACTGTAAGTTCAATATGGATAGTGAGTTGCGTGGGGACAGTGAAAGCCGTGCAAAAGTACAGCAAATCAATCTTTCATACGGTATGAAGTCATTAAATGAAATTCGTGCACAAAATGAAGATAGTCCTTATACCTCTCCATTAGCAGATGAGCCTTTAATGACACTTAACTTAGTACCTCTTTCTATTGCAGTTGACGCTGCTACAAACAGATATGGTGCTAGTCAACGTCCATTGAAAGGGGGTGAGGAAGATGAGCAAGAAGGAACTAAGAACGATGACAAACCAGATGGAGATTCGTAGTGAAGACGAAAAAACACCTGTCATTGTTGGATATGCTTTGAAGTTTGAACGTTGGAGTAAAACAATGTGGAATTTCAAGGAAAAACTAGCACGAGGTTGTTTAGATGGTGCAGATATGACTGATACAGTCGCTTTAATCAACCATGACTACAACAAGGTGCTAGGACGTGTAGGAGCTAATTTAACGCTATCTGTAGACGATATTGGGTTGCGTTTTGAAGTAACACCTACAGACACCTCTTATTCACGTGATTTAGTGGCGAATATGGCTGCTGGAATCATTAATAAATGTTCTTTTGGATTCACAATTGATGAAGACGGACAAGAATGGCGTGAAGATGGGGAATTAATTGAACGTACGATTACAAAAATTAAGAAATTGTACGATGTATCAATCGTAACTGACCCAGCTTATGACGATACAGAAGCAGTCACAGACTTAAGAAGTTACGAAAATTTTGTAAATGGCAACAAACAAAAAGAAATTGAGTTGCTAGAAATTGAAATGAATATGTATTAAAAAAGGAGATGTACAATATATGAACGAACGCGAATTACGACAAGCAATTAAAGACAAACAAGTAGAGTTTGAAAAAGCTAAGAAAGACAACAAAAATATCGAAGAATTACGTTCTATCGCTAATGAAGTGAAAGAATTAAAAGAAAAATTAGATTTAGAATTAGAAATGCGTGCTAATGCTTTACCAGAAGTGGCAGAAGTAGTAGAAATGCCTAAAGAAGAACGTAAAAACGATGTTGACTTAGAAGAAGAATATAAAAATATCTTCACTAAAGTTTTACGTAACAACGTAACAAATGAAGACAGAAAAATGTTAGAAGATTTAGAAAAACGTGCGCAAGATGTTCCTACAGCAACACCTTACTTACAATCTAAACAAGACGCAAACGGTGGATTTATCGTACCTAAAGATGTAAGCACACAAATTAACGAGTACAAACGTACAGAACAATTCGACTTATCTACATTAATTAATGTGGTACAAACTAGCTTTACAAGCGGTAGCCGTGTGTTCGAGAAATTAGCAGCACAAACAGCATTCGCTAACATTGATGAATGGGATAAAATCGGGGATATTGCAGCACCAGAATTCGAACAAAAAACATACTCAATGAAATCTTACGCTGGTATCTTACCTATTCCACGCCAATTATTACAAGACACAAACGCTGCTTTAATGGCACACTTAGCTAAGTTTATTGCACGTAAGTCTGTATTTACACGTAACACTAAAATTATTGAAGTGTTAGGTACATTAGCTAAACGTTCTAAAGCGGTAGCAGTAACAGACGACTTAAAAGATATTTTAAATGTGGAATTAGATGGTGTGTTTGCTAACAACGCAACAATCATCACTAACCAAGATGGTTATAACTGGTTAGATAAATGTAAAGACGAAAACGGTAACTACTTAATGCAACGTGATGTAGTCAATGGTACTGGATATACAATCTTTGGACACCGTGTAGTAGTTGTTCCTAACTCAACACTAGCGTCAACTGGTAAGAAAGCACCATTATACATTGGGGACTTAAAAGAAGCAGTTGTATTATTTGACCGTGGAGTATATGAAATTACAGGTACAGATATTGGTGGACAATCATTCCAACGTAACTCTTATGATATTCGTATCATTGACCGCTTTGAAGTTCAAAAATGGGACGAAGCAGCAGTTATCGCAACTGAAATTGATACAACTAAAGCACCTGGTTTGCCATCTACTACAGTTAAAGCAGCAGGCTAGAGTTTAGAAAGGTGGGTAAGATATGGCAATAGTATCGCCACTTGAAATACAAACAGCATATAGATATGAAGATGAGGAACTACCGTTCATTATTGATTTAATAATGGGTGCGGAGTTTTTTTTATATAATGCTGGAGCGTATAAGCCTGAAAACCCTATGACTAAAACAGTGGTCACTTTAATAGTTGGATTTTGGTTAGATAATCGTGAGTCAAACTACACAGATTATGTAAAAATAGGGCAATTTCCTTTAGGTATGCAATCACTCATCACCTCACTACAGTATGCAGAAGATGAAAATGATACACCATCGTTTGCACGTCCAGAAGTGGGATTGGGGGATATATCATGAGGAGAGTAAGGGCTAATGACTTTAGACACCACATTCAGTTTTATAAGCAGGTAGATATTCCTACTGGACGTGGTTATCGTCAAGAGTGGGTCCCAGCTTTTAAACTTTGGTGTCGAGAAAAAACTATTTTTCGTGAACAATTAGAAGGAGTGTTATCGGGTGGTAACACTCTAAGAGATAGAAAAGAAATGGAAACGAGATTCACGAAAAAATTATCCACATTAAACAGATTCCTATATCAAGGAAAAATGTATGAAGTGTCTATCGTAGGAGATACGGTAGGCGATTGTAGGGCTATTCGCTTTTTAGGCGAAGCAGTAACGGACGGGGGTGCGTAACATGGAGATGTCATTAGATATTAAAGGTATTGAAACGGTCATCAATAAGTTAACAGATGTTAGTGTGACGGTTGATAGAGGGATTAATACAGTGTTACGTGATAGTAGTGAGATATATGTAGACGCCTTGAGGCACAATACACCATTAGGTACAAAACCACTAGATAAGAAGATATATCCAGTACGTGCTAGGGAGCATGTTGTACGTACTAATGTCATTCGTAATGATGGCGAACGTATTGTACGAGTGGGCTATACTTCTAAAGTAGCGTGGTATATGTGGTTCCTTGAAAAAGGTACTTACTCAAAAGGTAACCCAGAAGGGATTGTGCCACGACACCATACGGAACGTGCGTTTGAAGATGTCAAAGACGATATAGCAAACGTACAGGAAAATGGATTGAAAAACTTATTGAGGAAGTACGTATCATGATATTTGAGATGGAAGTATTGATTCAAAAAGCCCTCACTAGCAACCCTAGAATCGTCAATTACGTAGCAAAAACAAAGCAAGGTTATCCTAATATTGGAGCTAACCGAGTACCTCACGGTGTGTTCCCACTCATTGAATATCATCAAATCTATGGGTCAGACGAACAATTCGGAGATGACCGTTTACTGTCAAGAAAGATGAGTTTTCAAGTAGGAATTTACAGTGAAGAATATGATTATTATGAAATACAAAATGAAGTTGATAGAGAAATGCGTAAGCTAGGCTTTACGTGCTATAGAGATTACACATATACGATGGACGACACAAAAGTTATCCATCGTATTTTTAGTTATAGCGTATCTATGAACGAACAAATGTATCGAAAACTATTAAGAAAATGGAGAGTGAAATAAATATGGCAAGAATCGGAGTTAAAAATTTAACAATTTTTCCAATTACAAAAGATGACCATGAGGGAACAACTTATGGTACAGCAGTGAAGTTACCACCATTAATGAAAGTCAGCTTAAACGCTAAAACAGTTGAAGGTTCATTATATGGAGATGACCGTCAAGTAGAAGGTAACTTTGGTATCACTGGTTACGATATTACAGTGGACACTACAGATTTAAAACCTGACCAAATTGCAGCGTTATTAGGTCACAAAAAAGACTCTAAAGGTGGTATCACAGTCAATGCAGACGATGAAGCACCTTACGTTGGAGTAGCGTTTGAATCAAAACGTTCAGACGGGGATAACCAATATGTAGTGTTATATAAAGTGAAATTCTCTCCTTTAAATGAAGAGTTCGAAACAAAAGGCGAAAATATCACATATAAAACACCTTCATTGGTTGGTAAAGCAATTGCCCGTGAATCAGACGGTGCGTTTAAATACGATGTGGTTGCTAAAACTTTACCAGAAGGTTGGTATACTACACCTCAAAAATCAGCATAGTAAATTGGGCTAGTCTATCTAGCCCTTTTTATATATAGAGAAAGGAGATACGATATGGAGATTACAATTTATGACAAAGTGTATAAAAGTGGTAAAACCACAATGGGTACGCTAAGAAAGGTTACTGAATTAGCTAAGCTAGTGGAAGAACGTGAACGTATTAGTCTAGGAGATGATGAAGCGGCACAATTAAAATTGATTGAGTCGATTGACCCACTTACTGATATTGATAAGAATGTGGAACTCATTTGTGAGTATTTCAATCATCAATTTACCGTGGAAGATTTCATGAATGGTTATCAAGTTGATAGTATTCAAGATTATCACTTAGTCTTATATGATATTTTATTTGAAGCATTACGAGGGGTTACTGTTAACTTATCGAATCAAAAAAAGTCAGTGAAGAAGACAGTGAAGAAAAAATCTCAATCAGAAAATTCGTAAACCAACTCTATATATACATGATGGAGAAATATAGATGGAGTCCTAAACAAATTGATGAGATGGAAGTCGCAACCCTCATTGAGTTAGAGTTCGGTAGTTGGAAAGACGAGGAGCCAATAGAAGAAGAAGGTACGATTGATTCCATTCAAGGATTCTAAAGGAAAGGGGGAACAGTATGGCAGAAACACCTTTTGGGAAACTGGTTGTAGAACTAGGGATTAATAATGCTAAGTTTGACCAGGGACTAAGTAATGCACAAAAACAATTAAGAACGTTAAACAAGGCTATTAAAGGTGCAGGAGAAGAAATCAAACTGTACGGTAAAGGTTCAGAAAGTGTAACAACAAAGCTAGGTTTAATGGGTCAAGCGTTTAAAGCTAACCAGGCAATTATTGACGAAAATAACAAGTCAATAGCAAAGAAAACAGCAGAGTTAGAAAATTTACGTGCAGCAATTGCTAAAACTGGTAGTACTAAAGAACAACGCGATGAGATAAATAGTAAATTAAACAACATTGAAAAATACAAACGTAACATTGCAGAAGCTACCGCAGAAATGAGTAAGCTAAGACGTGAGTATGCGTTACTTGCTAAAGAACAAGCTATTGCGAATAACCCACACCTTCAAAGAGGTCAACGTTTAATCGATAAAGGAAAAGAAACCACTGAATCAGCCAATAGAATGTTGAACTTTTCTAGAGGTTGGACAGTAGCGGGTGCAGCAATTGGAGCAAGTTTAGTTGGAGTAACCAAAGCAGCAGTAGACTATGAAGAAGCACTAGCTGGTGTTAAAAAGACTACTGACCCTACAGCAATACAGTTCGCAGCATTTGAACAAGGATTCAGAAACCTTGCGAATACCATTCCAGTAAGTGCTAAAGAATTAGCTAATATGGGTGCTATGGCTGGACAGTTAGGGATTCACAATGAAAGTTTGTTAACATTCGTTGAAACAATGGCTAAGCTACAAACCGCTACAAACATTGTAGGGGAAGAAGGAGCAGCAGATTTAGCTAAGTTTATGAACATTATGGGTACGTCACAAGATAAAGTATCTAATATCGGTTCATCTTTAGTAGACCTAGGGAACAACTTTGCGACTACTGAACACGATATTCTTAGCATGGCTAAAAACCTTGCAGGTGTAGGTAGAGTACTACATTTATCTGAAGGAGATATTTTAGGTATTGCGACAGCATTAAGTTCTGTAGGTATCGAAGCGGAAAAAGGTGGTACGGCAATCAGTACCTTCTTAACAGATACAGCACAGGTAGTTGAGTTTGCAGATGTAAACGAAAAGGCTTATAAACGATTGGTAGGTTTGTCAAAAGCATTAGGAGTTGCACCTAAACAATTTCAAGAAATGTTTAGAAACGCACCGCTAGATGTGTTGTCACAGTTTGTGGATAAAATTGGGGAAGCAAACGAAGAAGGTTCAGAAGCTGTAAAATTAATTGGATATATGGGCGTTAAACAATCACGATTAAGAGATACACTCTTACGTGCTGGTGGAGCCCATAAATTATTCAATGACGCTATCAGTCGTAGTAATCAAGCCTTTAAAGATAACACTGCCTTACAACGAGAATTTCAAACCTTTAGTGAAACCACAGCGTCAAAACTAGCATTAGCTAAGAATAGATTGACAGACGTTGCTATTGAAGCAGGGAATAAATTGTTGCCTGTTCTAGCAGACTTTTTGAAAAATTCAAGCGGTTGGATTGACGGTATCAAAGGAATGGTGGAATGGTTTAGCAAGTTACCACCTAGTATTCAATCAGTAGCTGGAGCATTAACTGGTTTAGCGGTAGTTGGTGGACCAATTATGACGGTATTCGGATATGCAAGACTAGGCTGGGGCTTAGGTGAAAGTGCATTGGGTAAACTCTTAACGAAAATCGGGAAAGCCCAGATTAAAAGTCAAGAAGCGGCTGGTGCATTTAAACTTGCAGAAGCTGCTATTGAAGCCACTGGAAAAGCTGGATTGAGTGCTGGAAGTGCTATAGGAACGTTGGCTAGCAATACAGGAAAAGCTAGTAAAATCATGAGTGTCTTGACTGCTCTTCCATTATCAGCATGGCTAATTGGTATTGCAGCAGTAGCTGGTATTGGTTGGCTAGCCTGGAAACAATGGGGAGAAGAAGCATGGAATGCATCACAGAAAGTTGCTAAGAGTAAAGAAAACTTGAAACAATGGGGCGTAGATGTTGGAGAAGTTGTTGATAAGTCATTAGAGAAAATGCAACAGTTTGCTAGTGAAAGTCAAATGCACATTTCAACAGCGTTTACTGTTTCTGAAAACTCTAAAGAGAAGATGAAAACTTCTACTCATTCCATGTTTGAAGCAATGACTCAAGCTGCTAATGATAAAGTGAAAGAGTTGCAAGGTATTTACGATAAGTTACCAGACGCGGCTAAAGCTAGTGCAGAAAAAGAATTGACGGAACGTAAACAGAAAGCAGAAGAAGCTAAACAAGTCTTTGCAGATGTGGAAACTAAAATCAATGCTATTTATGAAAAAGCTAGTCAAGAAAGACGTGCTTTGACAAAAGATGAAGTAGTGGAGATTAATAGTTTACGTACTCAAGCACAGCAAGCTTTAGCAAAAGCTTTAGGCAGTAACAAAGGGGAAGCACAAAAACTCTTTCAAAATATGACTGAATCTATTAAAAAGATGAGTGATGAACAGTTACGTACTAGAATTAAAAGTCTGAATAAGATGAAAGAAGAAGAAGTCAACAACTTAAATGAACGTAAGCAAGCACTAGAAGACGCTTTATCTAATGGTTTGATTAAATATTCTGAATACCACAAAGGGGTAGAAGAGTTAGAAAAAGAACACCAGAATGCTATGCAACAGATTGGATTGCAAAAGTATAAAACTCTAAAAGAACAACGTGACCGTGCATGGGCACAAGGCAATGGTGCGGAAGCAGACGCTTATACTCAAGCAATGTATGCTACAGCAAAAGAATACGGTAAAACAGTACAAGAAATGGAATGGGCAGTTGAAAGAGAAAAATCAGTGTTAGACAGACGTAATAAGTATGTGAGTGACGCGATGACAAAATTTGGCTTTGAGTTGTCTAAAAATGCACAGGAAGCCAATAAAGCGTGGGAAAAACTGATTACAGACGAAAAGACTGGTGAGATTGTTGGGAATATTCATAAGGTGATAGCAACAGCAATTGAAAGTGAAGAAGGTTGGAATAATCTTAAATTCATTATTAAGGAAGCTAACTTAACGTCTAATGCAGAAGTTGAAATTAGAAAAGCCTTAATCGCTACTGGTAAATGGGACGAATTATCATTCGATGAAAAAGTAGCTTTAGTACGTAATGAGTCTATTAGTGAAACCACAGATAAACTGATTACAGCTTATGGGTTGTGGAACAATACGGAGTTTGTAGAAAAACTGGCTAAGATTGATACGACAGCACCAGACGCTAAAGAGAAAATTCAAGCTTTATTAACAGAATATAATGTAGCAGAAAAAACATTTTCAAACCCATTAAATTTACATACTATAACAGACGCAGATGGCACTAGTAGAGTTGTAGAAGATATGACCGAGAAGATTAAAAAAGCTCAAGAACGTGCAAAAGAAGGGGCTAATTTCAAAACTGAAACGAATGCAGAAAGTTCTACAAAACCACAAGTAGATTCGTTAACAAAGTCTATTAATGAAGTACCTACTAGAAAACATACCACAATTACAGCAGACGCTAGTCAAGCGTTTAGTGTTATAGGTAGTGTGACAAATGCTTTATATTCTGTTGCTAGGGGAGCATGGACAGCTACATTGAGGGCTATTACAAGTGGATATGCAACAGGTACTGACTATCACACTGGTGGTTTAGCATTCTTAGGAGATGGTGGTAGACGGGAGCCGTTCTTAACACCAGATGGTATGTTCGGTGTATCACCTGCTACAGACACGCTTTATAATCTTCCACGAGGAACTAAAGTGTGGTCATCTATTGATAAATTCAAACGAGATACATTACACAAACCGTATCTTGCAAACTATTTAGGATTATTGCCTAGGTTTGCGAATGGTACAATACGTAGTTTTATGGACGATGTTCCTAATGTGTTTGCACGTCCTAATACGATTACGTCATCAAATTACACAGATAATTCAACTTACAGCCCAGTCTTAAGAATTGAACATTTCCATGCAGGTCAAGATATAGATGAGGAAGCATTGTTCAAGAAATGGGCGTGGTTAGTTAAGAGAGAGGGGGACAGAATGTGGTAAAACATTATATTTCATTTAATGGTAGGCGGTCAGATGAATTTCATTTGTATATTGATAGTGAATTAAAGCTAGTCAGTGCAAAACCAGATATTGAAGAAGTGGAAGTACCTGGTAGAGATGGTTCAGTGCTAGTATCGAATGATAGATTAAAAGCAATCTCACAAACCATTCCATTTGTGTTGAAGATTCCATATAATTCTACCCGTTCTTTCCATCAGATTGTCGATGAGATTCAAGAATGGTTGAGTCCACGTACATGGAAGATTTTAGATTTTTCATGGGACCCTGACCACTACTATAATGCGGTAGTATTAGAAGATTTTGAGATTGCAGCACAAACCACTCACTTTGGTAAATTGGCGGTTACGTTCAAAATACAGCCGTTTAAATATCTAAGCGATGGTGGTAACCCAGTTCGAGTAACGAATGGAATGGTGATAAATAACCCTACAAAACATGCGTCAAAACCTACTGTATCTTTACGAGGCAGTGGTAGTGTGACTGTTCGGTTAGGAGATTCTAGTATGAGTTTTCAAAACATTTCAAACGGTGCTTATATTCAATCGGAACACGGTACTGTATCAGTCGATAATAGTAGTGCAATGAATAAAGTATTATCCAATGACTTATTTGAATTAAAGCCTGGTCCTAATACGGTGTATATTAGTAACTCTTCCTTTGAAGTGACTGTAAGCCCAATGTGGAGGAAGAAAGTATGATAATCAGTGTTCATGATAGAAATTCCAGTAATATGCAAGGTATGGGGCTAGGTAATCTTCCACATTTCATTAAAGCAATTGTTAAACGTGAAAGACACGGTAGTTACTATTTTGAGGGTGAATATCCTATTACTGGTTCAAATGTGGAGTTGCTTACGACTGAAAACATTTTAAAAGCTAGCGTAGGACAACGAACAGGGTTACAACTGTTTGATATTGTAAAGGTCACACATAAAGATAGTAAGACGTTGAAAATCTATGCAGAACATGTTAGTTATCGTTTGAAACGTTTAATGATATGGCCTCACTTGATTTTAGAAGGTACAGCAAGTGACGCTTTAAACGCCTGGAGAAAAGGTATGATTTATGAAGGTCACGGCTTTTCAGTGTGGACAGATGTTAGACGTAGTAACAAAACTGAATTATGGGTAGATAAAGTGCCTAATGCTAAAGCGGCGTTAGGCGGTACTGAATACTCTATCTTGAATAAATGGGGTGGAGAATTAGAGTTCGATAATTTCCAGATTAAATTATGGAACAAACAAGGGATTGACCATGCGTGTGATATTGCCTATGGGAAAAACTTACTGACTATTGAAGACACCGTGAATATCGAGGAAACGTACACACACGTATTCCCGTACGTGTTGAAAGACGACACGGTGTATTTCTTAGATAGTTCAGTGACGTTAAAAAACACCTCACATAAATTCAGTGAAGATGGTGTACGTTATTCCATTCATGTTAGTGGTCATGAGTTTTCATACTACTTAAATTCAGATAAGTACGATAGTGACGGCAAGCGTAAAACGTTTGTCATGAACGATGGTACAAGCTATGAAGCGATGGTAGATGTATCACAACTAGAAACACGACTAGCAGGAACAACGATTAATATCGTAACCACACCTTCTAAAGGATTAGTTCCTGCTAAGCTAGATTTTCGTGATGGAGATACGATTAAGATTCTTCCTTTAAACTTAACGTCCATGTTTAACGAAAACCCTAATATCGTTAAAGAAGGAGAAACAGTACCAGAATCGGAACAGAATGATGACTCTAATATTCCAGAAGATAATTCAGTTGCTAGTGATGATAATGGGGAAGAAGGAGAAACAAAACAGGTTACTGAAGGGGAATGGGTTCACTATGAAAAAGGTTGGTGGTTCAGATTTCCTAATGGCAAGTGGCCTAAAAATCGTTGGTTACAAATCGAAGGTAAGTGGTATCGTTTCAAAAAGAGTGGGTACATTTACGACAATCAGTGGTTTAAAGATACAGACGGTACACGTTATTTCTTAAAACAAGGTGGAGAAATGGCAATTGGTTGGACACCTATCAAGAATCGTTGGAGATATTTTGATAAAGATGGTGCTTATGACCCAACAGCTAAACGCCCATTTGAATTAAATGAAGAAAAAATGCTAGAAGAAACTGTACGATTCATTGCTAATAATCGTATCGGGGAGCCTGCTTTTGAAACCACATTATCATTTGTAGACTTGCATAAAGTAGAAGGGTATCAAGAAGAAAACTTAGACTTATGCGATATGGTATGGGTTAAATACAAAACGTACCATGGTTATCAACAAATTTATATGAAAGTTGTAGCAACTGAATGGGATTGTATTAAAGAGTCTTATAAGAATATCACGATTGGTTCATTGCCTAGCTTAATTCGTAAACGTATTAACGGTATGAACGGTATTGCTAATGCGATGAGTAGTTTAGCTAGTAAAGCAGATAGTGCTGCTAATAGTGCGTATAAAGAGATGAAAACACTAGTCGATGGTGTGAGTGACACTAAGAATGCAAACTATGATAGCAATGATGTAGATGAAGGTTCGAGTTTCCCTAAGCCACCTAAAAAAGGGTTTAAAGTAGGGGACCAATATAAACAAGAATATACAGAAAAAGGACAACAGTTCTATCGTTTGTGGACGTGGAATGGGTATGATTGGAAAATCTTAGTCGATACAGGAACACCTCAACGTGAGTTGTACGAGTATGCGGAACGTGCAAAACGTGACGCAGAAGAGATGGGTGCGAAAATCAGACGTGAGATAGATGAAAAGATTGCTGGTAGTATTGACCCTGTTATCGAAAAATTGAAAGCAGATTTTTTAAATAGCAAAATTGAGTCTATTCAAGAAGAAGTCAATGCACAAATTAAAGCAGCAATGAAGAATTTTAGCAGTAGAGATGTGGATTCTATTCGTAAAGAATTAGATGAAACAATTGAAGCCACTAAAGCGAATGCAGAATTGATTGGTGGATTAGGCGGTAAAGTATACAGCAAAAACCGTGCTAGTGGTCAAGCTAACCGTACCATTGAGTTAGGAACAGACTATATCGAAGTTGGACACAATGGTAACGGGTTTGAAATAGGAAAAGAATACACGATTAGTTGGAATGCAGAATGTACACCGTATGGTCATAGAAATGTGACGTTCAATGTGCAATCTGTATTTTTTGTTGAGAACGGACACGTTGTCTTACGTCCAGTTGATACACGTTTCCCTACTATTGAACACGATATTAACAAGTCTAATCGAGTGGTTCCTATGGTTTATTATGGCGATTACAACATTGAGTATAGTGGTAACTGGTTTAAACCTGTTCCTGTACGCAAAGTAATTGGAGAAACCAAAGAAGAAATCATTATACAACATACGTACAAGCCTATCATTGATAGCAATGGCGATAATGCAACAGTAACAATGTGGAGTGATAACCCACAAATTATTATAGACGGGGGGAGTGCATAATGGCAGAAACAATTAGTGCGATTGTTCAGTTTAAACGAATGACAAGGGCACAATGGGCTACTAGCCAATACGTTCCTAAAGAAGGAGAAATGGTGCATGAAAGTGACACTGGATTCGTAAAAGTAGGCGATGGTACACACCGTTATCCAGATTTAAGGTATTTAACTGGTCCTCAAGGCGAACGTGGTGTTCCAGGTGTTCAGGGTCCACCAGGTAGAGATGGTGTGGTTACCTTTGAAAGCTTAAGTCGCACTCAACTGGATTCTCTTAGAGGAGATAGAGGGGAGCCTGGACCACCAGGTCAACCAGGACCAGCAGGACCAGCTGGAGAACGAGGACACTCATTAACAGCCAATGTTCGTATTGAAGGTAACTATCGAAACGGTGTGAATAGTCAATTATATGTGATTGCAGATGTTTACTATGATGGAGAACGATTGACACGAGATTATACAGTAGATTTTTATTATCGTGGATTCGGTAATAATAACTGGACTAGCCAATTAAACCAACGTCCAGATTCTAATGGTAAGGTAGCACAATGGAGTTCAGCACAACGTAGTGGTGGGTATCTTGAAGTATATATCGTGGTCACTTATCAAGGGATTAAAGCAGCTGCTAGTACACGACTAGATAATGTACAAGATGGAGCTAGAGGAGCAGATGGTGTTGTGAACTATGCTAGTCCAGCAGCCCAACAAGCTTTGAGTGTGTACGCTAAGAAATCGGAAACACCCGTGTATCGTATCGCTAAAGGAGATATACCTGGTGGCGGTGAAGGTACTACAGCGACGATTAGCACCACAGACTTAATGAACCCAGATGGTGTAAAAGTAGGAGATATTATCCAAGATTTTTATAGCAGTGTATACGGTGCAGATGAAGGTTGGTGGAAAGTTACCAATGTAAACAATACTAGTATTTCAGTAACAGGTATTGGAACAAGACGATTGTATACCCCGTACAATGACGCAGATATTAAACGTAGACTGACAACCTTAGAAAACCGCCCAGCTCCACAAGGATTCGTAAACCAGAAAACTGGTCAAGCAATGAACTACTGGATGGGTAGTAAGGCGGAGTTTGACGCGATTAGTAATAAAGACGCTAATACGGTTTATGATTATTACGAGTAGGTGGTGGAAGTATGGTAAGAAAAGGTATTTACGTGAATGGAAAAGAAATTATAGCTAGGTATGTTGGGGATAAGTTAGTGTGGCAAAAGGAAAAATGGGTTTATTTTAAAGCAGTATATTTTGGTTTAAATGCTTATAATTGGTCAGACGCAAATTTAAATGCCGTATCAATTACGGAAACACAAAACACAATTTACATACCAGAATCACACAAATTTGCAAACCTTGAACACGCAGAAAACGGCGCGTATAAATTAAAGTTTGACAACAATGTAGAGTTTATACTAGCAAGTATCGAGATTAAACATAATAGAGTAAACCGACGACAGCATGAATTAATAATTAGATTTTATTTTCAAAATGCCACTGAAAAACAATCGTTTGAAAATTTAGTTCGTCAAAATATACCTTATTCTATTTATGCAAGGGGGTAGCTTATGCAAGTAACAATACAAAATAACAAAAGCCCCGCCAATGAGTTGAACGGCAGATATTACAAAACGTTCACACCACGGTCAGCACAGGAACTGATTAAGATACACCATCTAGGTTGCGTAGGGAATACGGAAGTTAAGAATATCCAGATTGAACAAGGAAACACACCTACTAGGTATGTGGAAGCCACAGAAAAAGATACAGTCGCTAGTGGTATGTTAAACGACTTACGGAACATTAATATCAGTTTGACTGACCCCAACAGTGCATTGTGGGGTAAAATTCGTGCGTCCAATAAAGCATTAATGACTGAATATGTGGATAAAGAAGTCAAAAGTGTCCTAGCACAAACGGCTAGTCAGATTGCCACACAGGTTCAAGGACTGAACGATAAGTATTCACGGTTAACTCAAACGGTGGAAGGAATTGAAACTAGAGTATCTAATAATGTAAGCCAATCAGTAACCACACAGTTAGCAGACTTACGCAAGCAAGTCGTGAGTAATACCAACTCAACCAGTGTGCTACAGCAAACAGCAGACACGTTATCGCAAACGATTCGGGATAGTAATAATAACTTATCGAGGATTCAGCAAAATGTCAGTGAATTGTCCAGCACGATAGAAAGCGTGAATGGGAATATGTCTAATTTACGTCAAAACGTAGACGGTATTCGGGCTAGTGTGGGTAATAAGTTGAGTCAATCGGATATTTCTGTTACGAGTACTGGGATTACGTTGGGGTCAAAAGAGATAAACGGCAATAATCTGATTGGTATGATTAATAAGAGTACGCTTATATTAAACCCTGATGGTGTTGATATTGATACGACACGGACAAGAATCAAAGGCGAATTGATTACAGATGGTACGATAACAGCTAAACAGATAAAGGCAGGAAGTATTACAACTGACGAATTAGATGTTGCAAATGTAAAAGCTGGTCTAATCAAAGCAAAATTATTACAAGCCTATTATGGACGTATTGGTGGATTTCAGTTAGCTAAAGATGATAAAGGTAATTCATGGATAACGAGTGATGGAGATGGTCATGATGTTGGAATGGGTATTCGATACGATAAAATAGTTCACGCGTCGTTTTTTGCCAATTGGGGACCTGATTGGTACCACAATCAAGATGAAGCGTGGGTAGTGAACTCGGACGGTAAAATGTATTGTGGTAATAGTGTGAAGATGAACAACGGGTTAACAGTACACAAAGGTGGTTTAATTGTTGAAGACGGTGGTTCATCGTTGCGTGATGGAATGTCAGTGTATAAAGGAGCTACTATCAATGGTGGTGCCACGATTAATGGTGCAGTAACCATTGATGGAAATATTAATATGGGATATAACCAAATCTATGGTCGATACCGTGACACTGGTAACCAAGCAGAAGTAGTATGGACAAGCTCTTCTGACCAACGCCTAAAAACCAACATTAAGAAAACCACGAAGAAATGTTTACCAATTATCAACAGCATTGAAATGGTGCAGTTCGATTGGAAGAATAGTGGCAAACATGAAGAACTAGGATTGATTGCCCAACAAGCAATGAAACATATACCGGAAATAGCAACATTATTAGATAAGTATTACACCGTGGACTACAGCAAAGTAGTCCCTTTTTTAATTAAAGCAGTACAAGAACTATCAGAAAGGATTGATAAATATGAACAACAAGCCTAATGTGAAAGATTTTTTAGCAGAAGAAATTAGACGTTTGTCTTTAGAGAAAGCTTACTTACAAGAAGCACTAGTAGAAGCGAATGCAAAAATCGTGGAGCTAGAAGAACAATTAACAAAACCTAAAGGAGATAAGAAATAATGGAAAACAAATATACAGTAACAGGTAAAGTATTGAAATTAAACGTCACAGAAGTATCAATTTATCGTGAATATCCATACACGTATATCACACGTTCATTAGCTGGTAATCAGTTAAATAAAAGTGATGAAGAACTCATTCAAGCCGTGTTAGAGATTATGAATATCGAGTTTGACCCGACAAGCACCATTGCTAAGTTAACAGCTTTATCGAATGAGGTAAAAGAAAACTTAGCACAGGTTAAAGAAATAGGCGAACATACGAAGAAAAATTCAGAAACAGCACAAAAATCATTATTAGAATTAACAGAACAAGTATTCAATTTATCAGTAGATGTGGAAGCGTTAAAGAGTGAACACCATGAAGCAGATGAACAACCACAACCAACTACACCTACTACACCAACGGAGGTAGAACACCATGAAAGTACAGAAGAAACACACAGTGAAACAAGCACTACAGGAACTACTAGCACGCCTACAGATGGCACTATCGCTAGTAACTAGAAAGGGGGTGGACAATATGACAAACATGGTAATCTTGATGGCAGTTAACATTATCGAAGGACGTTATTCTTACAATCGTGTTCCTAAGAAATTAAAACAACGAGTGTTAGAACAATTACACTTAGCAGGTTTAACTGTAAATGAACAAGGAGAGTTAGTCGAATATAAAGGCTAAGTCTTCTTTTTTTATGGGCAGGCTATCGAGTCTGCCCTATTTATTTTGCAATAAGGAAGTGAAAACAATGAGTGACACTGTATTGGTTACATTGATTCCAGCAATTACAGCATTGGCAACAGTGTGGTTACAGACTGGAAGTAAGAAAGCTACAGATGAATTGAATACAAAAATTAATAATATTCAGAAAGTAGTAGAAGAAATCACGGCTATTGGAAAGAAGAATAATGCAGATATTGCAAAGATAGCCCGTGGCACGAAAACGACAGAAAGCTATCGCCTTGAAATTGATATGAAAGCAGCGATTATTGACGGCTACCGTACTAGTGACGATACACGTAGAATCACAGCATTGTTCAAATCATACAAAGAACTAGGTGGTAATGGATATATAGAAGATATGTATCAACAATTTATGAAACTACATTTAAAGGAGCGTTAAATATGATGAATATTAACTGGAAAGTACGTTTAAAAAATAAACATTTTGTATTAACTCTTATCCCAGCACTAGCGTTATTAGTGCAAGCATTTATGGCAATCTTTGGAGTACCAGTGGATTTAGGTATGTATGCAAACCGTATGATTTCATTTGTCAATGTGTTATTTACTGTGTTTGCAATCGTGGGTATTGTCAATGACCCTACAACGGAAGGATTCACAGATAGTAAGAATGCGTTAAATTATCATGAACCTAAACAAGACTAGGGGGTGGTGTGATGGTAAAAACCATTCGTAAAACGATACAGATAACCACACGAAAAAGAAACAACAGTGTGAAAATCAATGAGGAATTTTACTCATACGATAAGAACAATGCACAGTTCGAGTTCATCATGGACTATGATGTTCCAGCAGATAAAGTCATAGCGTTATTCCATTTTGAAAACAGTAACCGTTACTATGAAACGTTGTGTCAATTTAAAGGCAATCTTATCACGATTGAGTTTGACACCACTTTAATTGTGGAAGATGAATTAGTCACAGGTTATTTATACTTTGACAAACTAGATAAGTCCACAGATGTTTATCGTTTCACGTTCGGTGTTCGATTGTCTGAAATTGATAAAACTAGGGAGTTACCTGTACAAGAGAAAGTCAGTCGCAGAATTGTTCCAGTAGCGGATATTGCAACGAAAACAGATGTGGCAGAAATGTTAAAATCGTTGCGAATCGAACATGGTACAGTGGATAACAATACTATACAGGATTTAATTGATTCAAAATTAAATGATAAATTGCAACATATCAACGAAACTCTATTGGATATGAACACTGTTCAACAAAACCAGGGAGAAACTAACAA